TTGCCTTGATCGTTTAATGCTCCATTTATTACATTTACAATAGTTGATCTATTATCTAATAGTAATTCTTCAACTCCTTTTACATCTACTGCGTTAATATTAAAATTAAGTGTTGTCGCTCCACCCATTTCAAATCCTCTTGCATTTTGTTCTATTTGACCTGTAGAATTAGGACGAAAGATTTCTGGACCATTCTCTCCTACTAGGATTGGCTTACCTTTTGATACTGCGCCACCTTGTGCAAAACCAAAAAATCCTCCACCTCCTCCGCCTCCGCCGAGTGCTACCAAAATTGCTTGAAGTGCAACTTGTTTTTGTTTTTCTCTTGTGATTGCTTTTTCTTTGTCAAGTTGATCTGATTGTTTCTTAAATATTTTTTCAATTATTAGTTTTTCAATAAAGAGTAAAGCTATTCTTTCAATAGTCTTAGCAATAATTTCAATTAAAAGATTTCTTGCAATTGTCTTAAATGTTTCCTCCATATCTTCTCCCAACACTATTGATCTTGCAATTCCTCTTGAGAAAGAGCTAATTGTTTCCGTCATTGTTGTAAATATTTCTGAAGCTAAATTAAATTGTTCATTATGTTTTATAATTTTATTTAAAATGTCTTGTTGTAGACTATCTTCTACTTTGCATTGACCTATAATTTTTTCTTGTAATTCTAATTGTTTCTTCTTTTCTTCTTTTACTCTTTCTTCTGCTTCTGCAATTTTATCTAATTCTGCAAAGTTTTTAATTTGTCCCTCTGCAATTAACTGTATTTTATCTTTATAAATATCTAAAATATCTATTGCTTCTTTTATATCTTCAATAGCTTGTTCAGTTATTTCAGTTTGAAATATTCCAGTTGGGTCTTTTAAAGCTAATGCACCTAAATCAAGACCTTGATCTTGCAATTCTACTAAATCATCTTTTAAATTTTGTACTTTGTCACTTGCATTACCAAGTGATTCAGCAAATTTATCAATTCCTTGTGAAGCTTTAAGCATTGCTTCAGCTAAAAAATCTGCAGCACCAGTAGTTTCGTTAAATTTTCCAATAAGATTTAAAAAACTATCTCCTAAAACAGTTGTTGCTTGTCCAAGCGTAGAGCTTAATTTTGAAAAAGAATCATTAATGTTTTCAGTTTCTTTTAATAAAGCAGTTGCAATAACCTCAGAGGTAATTTTACCCTCTGAACCTAATTTTTTAAGTTCTCCTCTTGTTACTCCTAACTCTTTAGCAAAAATAGTTAATAAAGGTGGAATGTTTTCTGAAATACTTCTAAATTCGTCACCCTGTAATCTTCCAGATGCAAAGGCTTGTGATAATTGTAGAATACCAGCAGATGCTTGTACAGAGCCTACACCAGCAATAGCAATAACTTTATTGACGTTTTCTGTAATTTGTAAAAGATCTTGCTGTTTTAATCCTAAACTGCCTGCCTGTAGTGCAAGTTTTTGATATAGTTCAACTGTTTCAGAAAAGCCTCCTCTAGTTCTTCTAGTTATTGCAAATAACTCATCTTGTACTTGAGCTAATTGTTGAGATGAAGTTGTAACAAGTTTTATTCTGTTTTGTAGTTGTTGATATTCATTTGATAAATTTAATACTTGTTTGATTACAACTGAACCAGCTATTGCAATAATTGCATTTTTTAAATTGAAAAAAGATTTTTCAGTTTTGCTAACATTGTTCTGCAGACTATTAAAGGCTTTTTTAGTCTTATCATTTCCGATAATATCTATCTGCATTTTTGCCATTATTTAAATCTCCTTGCTTCAGCTAGTGCTTTTTTACTTTTATACTGATCTTGTTCGTTTTTCAAGTAGGCTATCCAAAGATTATAATGGCTTACAGGCATTTCTAAAACTTCTTGGATAGTAATTTTTAATCTGTCTGCGAGGACTAAAAGCGACCTTGTATCTGGGTCGCTATCTACTTTTTTTCAGCCTCTTCGAAACTTGTGCCTGAAAGAATTTTATTGGCAACTGTTGCAACTACATCAGCATCAGCTTTCTTTCTTAATGCAAACTTATCTTCGACTTCAAAGGCTTTTACTAATTCTCCTTTATCATCTTTGACTTTTAGTTTCATGATAAGAAGATCAACAAGAATAGTTAAGTCTTGAAAGTTGCTTGACTTTTTAAAAAGGATATTCTTTTCTTCAAGTGTTAATGGTTCAGAGTAAAATATACTAGGATTACCATGCTCATCTTTCCATTCTTCAACTTCAATTTTTAAAGTCTGTAATGATTCAAAATGAGTTTTAACTCTATCTATAACTGACATAAATTAAATTAGACAGTTCCTACAGTTAAAGCACCTGTTCCTTGAAAAGTAATACTTCTTGCAACAACACCATCAAGTGTAGAATTGATTGACATTCCTGTTACAATTCCTGAGCCTGAATAAGATGCATCTCCTGCAGTATCGCCTTCTGGTAATAATGTAAAAGTTAAAGTTGATCCAACTGTACATTCTTCTTGTGAAGTATCTGTTTCATCAAAATGACATTCGATAGTTCCACTGAATGAAGTTCTGCCTGCTAAAAAAGTTTTTGCAGAATCAGATAAAGATGTATCTTCAACAACATCTCCTGTAGTTTCTAAAGTGAACGAAGTAACTTCTCCAGTAGTATTAGCTCCTGTCTTTACTACGCCCTCTTTTCCGTGATGAGTAGCCATAATTATTCTCCTTTAATTCTTCTTGTTGTATGGTTTCTTTATTTGTCTTATATCCAAGTTTTTCATAATGAGCAAGATTATTTTCGTTAATAATTATCTCGTCATTACCTTTGTACATTTTAATATCTTTAGCCATAACTTATATTAATCCCTATCTTCTTCTTCGTCAATATCTTCATCATCTAAATTATTAAAGTGATCTAATTCTGGAAAATCTTCAATATGTTGATCTTCATTAAACTTATCTATACTTTGTCTACAATCCATTAATATTAATGATATTTCATCTACTAGTTTTTCAACTGTATCTAGTTTATTTTCAATTTTATCTATTAGTTTATCTTTTTTAGACATTATGCAGTTCCTGATTGATGTTCATAAATTACTCTTACAATCATTGTAATAGCACCATAAGGAAATAACTCTCCAGCATCAGTTTCTATTTCAACGACTTCTGTATCTAAAGCATTACCATTTCTAGTAATATCTTCTTCAAGTTTATTTTCTATAGCCTCAGCTAGTTCATTTCTTGATGTGTCAATATTTGATTCTGCGCCTTTTGTGTAGCCTGTAATAAGAAACTCAAGTGTATTAATTCTAGTTTTACCACCACTACCTAATTCTTGATCTTCTTTTGTTTCTAATTGTGTTTGAATTAAAACTGCTGGATATTGTTGCTCAGATAACTCGTCAAGTGGAAAAGGTTGTCTTGTTGCTTTTTTAATAGTTGGACTACTGATTGCTTGAATCGTAGTTAATATGTTATTTGCTATATCTTCCCTTACACTCATAATCCTAAACCTTTAATTTCTTTTTGTATAAATTTATCAAAGTTCTTTTGTATAACTTTTTCTAGCTTTTTATCAAAGTCAAAAAATCTTCTTACAGGTAGTTTTCCAGCACCTGTTTGATGATACATACCCTTTCTTGCCTCATAATTACTTCTAAAATAAACTTGTGCTTTTTTTCTTGATACTATTCTTGAATCAATGCTTTGTAACATATCATTAGTATCTTGTAGATCAACTTTAGTTTTATTTTTTAAATTTGAATATGCTTTTGAGTAAGCAATAAATCTTTTTCTTTTATAATCTAAACCAGAAGATGTTCTTCGAATAATTACCTCTTTTAAATTAACTCCAGCTTGTTCTAATCCTCTTGTAACTATTCTTGGAAATTTCCCAATAAACTTAGCATATCTTAATTGAAGATTTTTAATATTGCTTTTAATTCTAATGTCTGAAGCCATTATCTAATTAATCTACCAAATCCGTGTAAGTTTTCTCTTTCAGCCACAGATATTTGTTGGTTATCATCAGCATCATACTCAACACCATCTTCTAGTATTTTTTGAAATTCTATATTGTATTGACTGTTGTAATATTCGATCATTCTTTCAAATCTATCTTTATCAGCTTCAGGTCTAAATTTTGTTAATGCTGGAAAGAAAAATTTACCTAAAAATAAATAAACACCTGCTCTTTTAAATTGATCTAAATTAACTCTATCTGGCTCTAACTCTACTGTGTTTAAAACTGTAATATCTGTAAAAACATTTGTTTTATATGTCTGCCACCACTTAATTCTTAATTCTCTTAGAATATCATCTGTTGTTAAACCAAGCCAAGTAGTTACTTTAGAATCATTCGAAGCTATACCAAAATCAAAAGCATCTGGTTGATAAGTTTGAACATCAGCGACTGTGATAACATCTGAACCTGTAAAGTTAGCCATAATAAATCTCCTATTGGTTAGATGGGGGAAGTACCTCTCGGCAGTGTCCCCCAACTAATTCTGTTTATTAAAGTGCGCCGTCTACTGTTACTTGGCAACCAAAGTCATCTTTGATTACACCTGTACCGTAAGTAACTGTACCTACGATCTCAGTAGCTCTTAATGAAGCATCTCTCTGAGTTTCGATTTTGAAGTCAGACTTCATAGCTAAACCTAGAGATTGTGGGTGGAATACACCACCAACAATGTCATCATTACCGTCTGCAGAAATGTTTGCATTTTCAAAAAGATCAATGCCGAATACTGTTCCAACGTAACCATTTCTTAAAGTTTCGTTTCCAATATCTGACATAGCATTTGCGTTAGTTGAGTAACCAGCATTTGCTAGTGCTTTTTTCAAATTAAACATAGCTTTAGGACTGAACACTCCATAGTAAGGTCTTGGAATGTTTAATGATCTTAAAGTTGCTTCAGCAGATAATAGTAAGTCTGGTGTTAATTCAGTTCCTGCTGAACCAAGATCATTTCCTGATGCGAATGAACTAAATAGACCAGCTAAATCTGCATCTACTTTTTTAGCAATAGCTTCACCGAATAATTTTCCGATGTCTGCTGCTACATCTCTTGACGCAGTGTCACGTCCAAGATCTGTAAGCGTAGTCATCACACCCACCTCACTAGCAGTTATAGTAGCTTCAGTTGGGTTGATTTCTGTATTTGCTAAATCAGTTGCTTCAGACACAGCTGATGCACTGATGTTTGGATATACTGGAACAGCGATTTGCTTACCAGCACCACTTATGTTGTAAGTCGTAACCAAAGGTCTCATTACAGAAGTTTCTTGGAAGTTGAAAATAGCTTCTTGGATAATTTCTGTATACAGTTCCGATAGTGTAGACGATGTAGTTTCGTTAGCCATCTTATTTACCTATATTGTTAATTGTTAATTGTTAATTTAGGATTTAATTTAAACCCACCTCTAGCCTTACGCATTTCTGCATAAACTTTTCTATCAGATGGATTGTTTAAATCCAAGTCGCCTATATTTATGGGTTTTTGGCTATTACCACCGATAGCACTCTGACTTCCTGAACCAGACAAAGACCCTTGACGGAAATGTGGGTTGCTATCTAAAAACTCCTTAACTCTCTCCTCGATTGTTAAAGGTTGTCCTTTTTCGTTATATCTGATGTTTCCATTATTATCAAGTATTTCTGTTCTACCATCATCAGCTAATTGTACCTCTGATTTTAGTAAAGCAACCACTTGATCTGGATTAACAGCTTTGCTCGAAGATGCAACAGACAGAATAGATTTATCTACCTTTTCCATTTTCATTTGTTGCTTGTAGTTATTTAATTCTCTTTCTTTTTCAGCTAAGCGTTCTTGCATAATCTTCTCAAGTTCTTGTTTTGTTTTAGCCTCTTCTAATTGTTTTTGTTTTACAAGTTCTTCTTTTTGCTTTTCTTCTTCTTGTATTTTCTTTTCGTATTTTTTTCTTTCAGCCATTATTCTTTGCTCAATTATATTATTTAATTGATCTTGAGTGAAAGTTTTTTGTTCTTGTGTTTCAGTAGTTTCATTACTACTAACTTCTTTATTCTCATTTAAAGGTTGAGATACCTTATTTTCTTCTGACATATTACTCCTTATTCAATTATTAGTTCTCCGTTATCGTCATACCAGTCAGGGTTAACGTAACTCCATTGATGACGGCAATTATATCCACCTCGAACAATTAAAGGGTCGCCAGATTTCTTTCCTGACCAACTTTTTCTTCTCCAAAGTTCCTTGACTTCATCAATCGTAAATAGTCCTGATTTTCTTTTATCATATCTTCCGTTTCTTACAAGTGCACAATGTTCTCTGGTTGTAGCAATAATACTACCAAAATACTTAACCATTTTAAGCCCAGCTTGATCTGATTTAAAGGCATTTAGTTCTGCGTCAAACTCGCTAAGGGTGTCGTTTAATAGTTGATTAGAATACTTTTTCATGTTCTCTCCAGCACGATCTGAAGCATATTGAGATTGTAAGATTTGTACATTTTTATCAATTTTTTCTTTTAATGCTTTTGCAATTGCAGTTCTTTTATCAAGTCCTCTGTATTTAATATCGTCAAGTTTGATTTGATCTACTAACTTTCTAATTTCTCTTTGATCTGCTTTTGCATAAATACCATTTATTGATTTTCTTAATTCACGTTCTAATTCTACAGGACTATTGCCTAGCAAAGTATATTGATAAACCTTTTGATTTAAAGTTCTTGTAAATGTATTTGATATATCTTTGAATTGACTAAATGCTTGTCTTTTAAGATTTTGTATTAAAGATAAATCAGCTTGAGTTAATTGTTGAAACTCTACAGGTATATTACCTATTCTCTTAAATGCTTTTTCAATTAGCTTTGCTTGTTTGCTAAAACCTTTTCTAACAACTCTATCAGCCCAAGGAAGATATTCTGCCTCTAATACTTTTCTAATTTCTGGTTGAAAGTTAACTGCTGATTTTAATTCAAATAATTTACCCTCTTGCGTAGGTAGTTTTCTATTTACTAAACTTGCTATTTGATTTTCTATTTTATCTAGTGTTGTGATAAGTTGTTCGTAATATTCAGCTTCAGCAATTTCTAATTGCCTGATACGAAAGTCTGCTACATTTTCTATTAAATCTGCCATTCATTAAATCTGTACTTCCTCAACTTCTTCTTCAACTTCAGGTGCTTGAACTTCTTCTTGCGTAAATTGTCCTAGTTCTGCTTGTTGTTCTATTTCATCAAATATTATTCCAAGTTTTTCATCATCATCTACAACTGACCTTGCAATTTCTTTATCAATTTCTTTGTTTAATGTTGGAGATTGAATATTTACTGCTTTAGCTTGTTGATAGAATACTAGATCAGATGCATAATCTCTAATGTTAAAACTATCTGGGTAGTTTATTTCTCCATCAAACTCTTTGTCTTGGAACATAGCAAATAATTTAAACAACTGTTCCTCTGCTAATTGCATGTAGTCTGCTTTTTCTGAAAGTCTTGCATTTAATAATTCAAATTCTGTTTGAAGTGCAATACCACTAGCAACTTGTGTCTTGGTATTTCTTACTGCGCCAATGTGAGATATTCTATTGATTGCTTCAACCTTGTTTCTAATTGATGCCATAATTGCATCTAAAGACTGACCAGATGGTTGTAATAAATATGGTTTTAAGTTTGGCTCCATTTCATCAGGCATTTCAATAATAGCACCAGCTCCAGCACTTGCATTAACACCTGGAGTTTTAACTAGCGATGGGTGGTTAGTTAATCTAATTAGTTGTTCTATTTCTGAGTATTCGTTGTAAATAGATTTTTGTAGATCAGCTATATCAGTTAAATCTGATTGACCAATACCTCTTTTGTGAGATTTAGAATTGTATAAAATTACCGCTGGAATTTTACCCAAACGATTAGGTACACTATCTATTAATTGTGGCTCATCATAGTTTGCTTTTTGATAAACAGTATCAATTTTTTCATTTGTCCATATTCTAAAATAAGTTCCACCATATCTATCTACTTCTTCTCTAACTTTCATGTAGTTTAAAACATATCTGCCATTTATTTGTCTTTCAAAATTCCAGTCAAATACATTTTCTGGGGTTACGATTGAAAGATAAGGTTTGATTTCGTTTTCAATTTCTTCTGCTAAAGTATTAGTTGTAAAGTTAGGCTTATCCAAAAATAAAAATACATGACCATAAATTGATGCAAAGTTTTGTGCTTGTTGCATTACTGAGTTAAAACTATTTCCATCAAGATCAGCATCTTTTAAGAATGATTCTAAAATAGGGTCATCTTGCATACTGCCAAAATCCCTACTTGGTTTAACTCTAAACAAGAATGATGAGTAAATTTGTACTACGTTTTTACAATGATTATCTAAAGCTGTGTTGCCTAGTCTTTTTGCATATTCGTTATCAAGTTCTAAATTGTATCTGTGTAGGTATTGTCCAGCTGAATAATCAAAGCCACCATTAAAACTTCGAATGTAAAACTCCCATTTGTTTATTGATTCTTCGTAGTCTTTATGAACATCTAAAATTTCTTGTCTTTTGTATGCCATGTTATATCGCCCATCGTTGAGGTTTAAACGAAGTGTTTTGAGATATTAAAGGTTTTACTATTTCTATTAAATATCCAATCGAATCGTTCATATGGTCAAATCCTTCTGCCTTATCAGGTATATTTGTATTTTCCTTATATATTTGCCTTTGTAAACCTTTTATGATCGTTTTGCAAGTTGGATTAACATAAATGTATCTATTTCCGTCTGCTGACTTTAGTCTTGAGTTCACTGCGTTGATACGATCTCTAACAGGACTATGACGCAATTTGCATTTAACGTTAAAGCCTGCATTTTGTAATATTGTTAAATCTGTTTTACCACCAGCAGAAGTTTTTCTTTGTCTACAAGCTGGGTCTGGGTACACAAATATTTTAGTTTTACTGCCATATCTATCTCTAATTTCTTCTACCATTTCATCTGTGTTAGAAGAATAAATTACTATTTCATCTACAAAATGTACAATATCTTTATCAATTTGAGATACTGATGCTGACATTGGATCCACGTTAAAATCTAAACCAATGTGTAAAGGTTTTGACCAATCTATTTCTTTTTTCTTAACATTGTCTACAGGGTGAAAGTTATAATAAACTGCACCAGCATAGTTTTCAAATGTACCTTCAAACTCTTGTCTAAAAGTTCTAATATCAATATCTTGCTTTGCTTGTTCTATTTCCTCTGCTGATACCATGCCACCCTCTAAAGTAGTAAATTGGAAACTGTCCCACTCGCTTTCTTCCTTTCCTTTAAGATACATTCTATATGCCCAGTTACCATAGCCTTTAGGCGAACCACACATCAAAACGTCTCCTTTTGTATCTGCAACAGAGGCTCTTAATACTTCTGTCCAAGCCTTTTCATCAATGTCTGCAAATTCGTCTAAAATTAAAAAATCAAGTCCACTTCCACGAAGACC